CTTGTCGGCCAAGAAGTCGGGGATCTCTCCCTTCGGGGCCCGGTTCTGCCGGCGCACGAGGTCGATCATCCGCGACCGGATGAACACCAACACGTGCGACGGGTCGACTGGGATCGCCTTCTTGAGGTTGATCGAATAGACGTACTCTTTGGTCCACTCGTGCTCCACGACTTTGATGAGCACTTCGTGATACAGGTCCTCGGGGGAGTGGTATCGGTTCTTCAGCCGGTTGGCCCAGTACCAGATTGCCTCCCCGAACCAACGCTCGGCGTCGTGGAACGTGATCTTCATGTGGCCCTCCTTAGCCGCAGTACACGGATGCCTTGCAGTGAACGTTAGAACCGAGGTCGCCGACGCCGGCGAGGCACACCCACCTCTTGTGGTCATCCATCATGGCGACCATCTCCCTCAGGTGCCCATCGGGGGCGAAAGATCCGTGCCCGGAGAAAGTAACGGAGACGTGCGGCTCAGCCCTGACGTCGAACGAGCAGATCTTCCGGGGGTCCAACTGCTCCCGGATTTCAGAGGCGACGCGGGAGATCTCGGTGATGTCGTCGAGAATCGCAGTGCGCCGGCGGTTGAGGGCGTCCTGCAGGTCGTGCAACCCGGCGGCGAGCAGCGCCTCAGACACCCGCACCCACTCCTCGGTGGTGATCGGGACGGGTAGGCTCCCCACCTGCCGTATGTACCGGTGTCGCGAACGGTTGACGGACGAGTCCTGAGGACGGAACAGGTTGGTGGTCATCGGGTGGCTCCCTTCAAGATCTTGTCTCCACGGGCGGCGAGGGTGGGGTTGCACATCTCGGCGAGGTCCTCGGCGTTCACCGCCGCGTCACAGTTCCCGGTGCGGAGCCGGAGCGACTCCACGAGCAGGTCAAGCAACGCGAACTTCGAGAGGGTGCTGAGGGTGGCCACGTCCGGCCCGAAGTTGATCGGGCCCTTCTTGTTGAGTGCGACTCGGGGGTAATTGCGTGTCATGGTGGTGTCTCCTTGGATGGGGTTCACTCGGCGGCGGTCTCGTTCATGCGCATCAGGGTCATCGCCTCAGCGTATCCGATCTTGCGAATCATCTCCCGGCACTGGCCGGCGAAGCGCTGCATCATCTTCTCGGGGGTCTCGGTGCTGACCTTGGCCTTCTTGGCCTTCTTGGCCTTCGGGGCCTCCACGACCTCCTCGACTTCGGGGGCGTCGACGGCATTGTCGGCCTCGATCGCGTCGCCCCACAGTTCCATGATCATGCCGAGGTCGTGGGTCAACGATTCGGCGGTCGGCTTGCGGCCTTCGTTGGTAGCGTTCGCAACCCACTCCTGCATCTTCGTGGTCGCGATGTTGAGGTCGTCCGCAGTCATGATCATCTCGGCGACCGCGTGGCGGTTGTCGGTCCACGTGACCGGGCAGACGACTCCGAAGTAGTCCTCGCCACGGGCGGTCAGACGGGCGTCGAACTTGCCGTCAGTAGAACAGGCGAGGATGCGCGTCGGGTTGAACGCGTTGACCACCGCAAACCCGTACTTCTTGTGGGCGCCCACGTTGCGGGTGTACATCTTGCGGCCGTTGACGAGGAGAGTGATCTGAGACTTGTTGTTCATTGCGAGCCTTTCGTTGTGGCCGGGATCATTCCCGACTCAAGAATTATAACACACGCGCAAACGTTTGTCAAGTACATTGACGCACTTTCGTGCAAACCTTAACACAACGTAAGGTATCCGTTAGTACGAAAGCGTGTCAAACCCATTCTCGTGCGTTTCGTATGAGGTTTCATGGACAAGACAGGTCTAGTCAGGAACATTCCGTGGGAGGTCATTCGGGCCGAGTTCGTTCAGTCCGAGGGTCCGATAACCATACAGGAACTCGCCAAGAAGCACGAGGTTCATCCGGCAACCATGTACCAAAGGTGCCACCGGGAGAGGTGGCACGACAAGCGCTCAGATTTCTGGCGTGGCGTAGTGGATCAGGCCCGTAAGCAGTTGACCGACGAGTTCGCTGCTTCCAAGGTAAGGAGGGCGAGGGCAGTCAGTCGAGCCATCGACTCGTGGTTGGAGAAACTCGAGGGCAAGGACGAGGTGATCGTCAACGAACTCCTGCAACTGGTCAGGCTCGAGAAGGAACTGTTGGAGGTCCGAGATGAGAACGAAGGGCAAGACCAGTTTGAAGTCCACGTCGCCGCCATCAGGACCCGGATCGGTCGAGTCAACGACAGCCTCCGAGATGTCGTCGACAGCGGCCTACGCCGGCTCGGCGTCGAGATCGATACGAAGGCTTGAAAAGGCGCTTACCCGGCGCGACCTGACCTTGGACTTAGCGTTGAATCACCACCGGAACGTCCGGGGTGAACCCATGCAGTTCGAGGACTTCTTCTACATGTTGGACATCTTGGCCGACCCAAGTCCGCACAAGGTCATCAAGTCGGCAGTGCAGACGGGCAAGACCGAGGGATTCATTTGCTCGGCGTTAGCCGATTGTCTCAGCGGTCTAAGCGTGTTCTACGTCTTGCCGACTCAGGACACTAGGAACATCTTCGTACCTAACCGAATCGACCGGTGCATCTCTCAGGTCCCCCTGTACCAGCACATGAAGAAGACGAGTATCGGCAACGCCGACAGCGTCCTCCTCAAGCACTTAGGTAAGGGCACCATCCGGTTTGGAGCCAGTCACGCCATGGTCGAGTTCAAGGAGTTCCCGGCCGACGTGGTGTACGTAGACGAGTTCGACCAGTGCGAGCCTCACGGGGTTGCCTTCGCCATGGACCGAACCAAGGGATCTCCGTTTAGATTCAGGACGGTACTGGGAAACCCGACTCTATCGGGAAACGAGAGCAGACACAACCTAGACTGGGAATATCAGCACTCGGACGCTAAGAAGATCCACTACCAGTGCAACGAGTGCGGTCTACTTCAACCACTGGACTGGTGGCAGAACGTGGCTCGCCCCATTTACTCGGGGTCGGTGATCACGGACTACGAGCCTAGACTGAGGGTCGACGGAAAGGTGGAAGCCTGTTGCTTGAAGTGCGGCAGTTTCTTGGACCGCGTAAGGGACGTGCGCGGTTGGCGGGTGACTGGCGACCCCAACAGTCCGGTTAGCGGGTATCAGATCAGCCGGATGAACAGTCTGATGGACGATTTCGAGGGGCTGTGGTTCTCGTTCCGGAAGGCAGTCGGCAACGAGTTGGCCATGCAGGTCTTCGTGAACTCGGACTTGGGGGAGTGTTACGAGGGAGGGACCGGGAACCGATTGAACGATCGCCTATTGGCGTCGTGCATCGAACAGTATCAGTTACCTCTTCCGGGTACGGTTCGTGGTCCTTGTACTATGGGCATCGACGTCGGTGCAGCCTTGGACGTCCGGATCTCCGACTACGTGATCGATGAGGGCAGGGTGAGGAGGAGACTGGTGTACTGCGGGAAGTTGAGGACGATAGACGAGGTGATCGAGGTCGGCAGGAACTACCGGGTAGCGGTCGCGGTTATCGACGCCATGCCCGAGCAGAGGCTTAGCCTAGACTTTCAGTCCCGGGCCCCGTTCCGGGTGTGGCGGTGTCAGTACAAGGCTTCGGAGGGAAAGAACGTCAAGAGCGTCACTTGGAACGGAAACGAAGCCGCCGGCGAGCAGAGGTACGTGACGGTCGACCGAACTGAAGCCATGGATCACGTGTTTCAGTCGTACGTGAGGAAGGACGTGATCGAGCCTCCTAACTTCGGAAACCTCATTGACGGACGGTACGTCACCGAGATGACCTCCCCGGTCAGGGCGCAGGACGGTGACGGTAGGTTCTACTGGATCAAGTCCGTTGACCACCAGTACCACGCTAACGTCTACGACTGGGTCGCGTCGCAGGACCCGATGGGCGGATTCTTCACCAACGCGGACAGCATTCTGAGGGGTAGCCCGATGTCTAAGCCGAGTTCAGATGACTTTGGCGCTTCCCGCGTAGTTACGAGGATGAAGCGGACAAGAACATCTCTTTGGGACTCAGTCTCCGGGTGAACCATGCTCAAGCGCGTGATCGAACGTTACATTCTTCCCGTCGCCGCTGCCGCAGGTGGAGCGGCCGGTGGGGCCGGGGCGGCCGGTGGAGCGGCCGGTGGAGCGGCCGGTGCTGCGGAAGGTGCGGCCGGAGCCACCGAGGGAGCGGCGTCCGCTTCTGAGGGTGGATCGGGTGTTGGTGGAATGGCAAAGAATGCGAAGGGTCTACTCGGGGACGACCCAGTCGGGTCAACGATCAAGAAGACCGGTCAGACGGCCGCCGGCGCGGTTAACCTTCTGTCTTCCATCCCCGAGAGTGCGGGTGGTCGGTACCAGTCCGACCTTGAGCGGATCAAGCAAGAGCGTTACGCCAACGGGAGAGACCGGGCCGAGAGGGTGTTTCAGTCACTTCACGGTGCCATGAACGTCGCTAATAACGCTCTAGCCTCTCAGCGCGGAGACCCTGACTTTCAGGACTTTCATCCGTCTGACGTGATCGCTGCCAAGAAGGCGATCGACCACTACGACAACGACGGCCACTTCTTGTCAGACGAACAAGACAAGGAAGCGTGGCTCATGGTGGAGAAGATCGACAACGCATTCGGCGGCCTTCACCGCTTCGATGACAAGGGACGTAGGCACGAGTACCTTTGAAGAAGTCGACGTTCAA